CCGAATTCGTGAAATGTTTGTAATTATGAAATTTAATAAATACAATTTCAGAGCAAGAAAAAAATTAGTAATAGAGGGGTAGGGATGGAAAATATTTTGATTTTGCATAATACCAAACAGAGGAGAAAATAAAATGATATTCACGATTAAAACACAATCCGACATTGAAAAACCGATGAGTTATGCAAAAAGGCTTTTGGAAACCGCTAAATTCGGGATTAAAATATCGGTAGAAAAGAAAAGAAACCCGAGAACGAGCAAAGAAAATCGCTATTACTGGGGGATTATTGTCAAGATGATTTCAGATGCAACTGGTTATTTTCCGCTCGAAGTACACGAAATCTTGAAGCAAGAATTTTTAAGATTAGAAGATAAAATAATCAATGGTAAACGGTACATCATCACAAAATCGACAGCAAAGCTAAATACAGCAGAGGCAGAGGAATATTACGAAAAATGCAGAATGTATGCGTCAATAAATATAGAAATTTGCATTCCGTTGCCAAACGAAATATCGAGTAGTTGGAAATAAATAAAAAAAAATATTGACAAAAACATTGCTGTAAATACGATGTTTTTGTTGAAAGGAATAGGGAGGAGAAAATGAGAGTAAAGTTGAAAAAAGACATTGTGATAAAATCAGGAACAATATTTGAAGATGCACCAACAAAAACAATTAGGCACGGTAAAGGTCATATTGGAGCTACATTTGCATTAAGTAAGGATAGTTGTGGTTTTATTGAATATGATTTAATTGATTATGATGATCTAAAAGAATATTTTGAAATCATAGAAAAGTAAAAGGCTAAGTTCAGCTATGGCAAATTTATTGAAAATAATATTACCGCTCACTGTTACAATTGGCAAAACGAAACCAAAGAAAATATCACTTTCGATGAACTGGTACAGAAACGCAAAATTTTATGAAATATCAAATGTAAAACGCAAATTCCAAAAAATAGTAGCTGAACTTTTAATCAATGAAAAGCCATTGTATTTGCAAAAAGTCAACATAAACTACAAACTTTACTTCCCAGATAAAAGAGAGCGTGACATCGGTAATTTTGGGGCGGTAATTGACAAATTTTTAGAAGATGCACTTGTAAGACTCGGGTATTTGAAAGGCGATTGCTTCAAGTGTGTAAAACTTATCAAAATTGAATTTGGCGGAATAGATAAAAATGCCAGATGCGAGGTTGAAATTGACGAAATTAGTTGAACTTTGGAAAAACGATAAAAATTAAGCGTTCGGGGTGCATAAAAAACAGGAGATGTAAGATAAGATGAAAACTATTAGCGAGAAAACACATCAAAAATTGTTAAAAATGGCGATTGAAAAGTTGGAAAATAGCGTAAAAATGCTAAATGGCAACATAGAAGTAAATGGTGAAACATTTATGTTGGAAGATGCAGAAAAAGAAATAATATCACAACAAATTTATTCCTCGATTTTAAACTTTATTGAAGAACAAACAAAAATAGACATCAATATTATGAGCAAAATATTAGAGGCGAGGAATGAAAATAATAAACAAAAAAATCAATGAGATAATCCCATATCATAATAACCCTCGTATAAATGACGGTGCAGTAAATCATGTTGCATCTTCAATAAAGGAGTTCGGATTCAAAGTGCCGATAGTCATAGACGACTCAAATGTCATTGTAACGGGACACACAAGGCTCAAGGCTGCTTTAAAGTTAGGATTGGAAGAAGTACCCTGTATAAAAGCTAATGACCTTACACCTGCACAAATTAAAGCATTCCGGATAGCAGATAATAAAACAAGTGACTTCGCTATTTGGGATTTTCCTTTACTTGACATCGAATTAGCAGAATTGAAAGAACTCGAATTCGATTATGAATTTGGGTTTGAGTTTTTAAGACCTGATGATTGCGATGAGGATTTCACTCTTCCAGATGGTGATAAAGAGCCATTTCAGCAAATGGCATTTATTGTGGCAGATGTGCAGGCTGAACAGATAAAATCAGCATTAATTTTATCTAAAAAAAATATAGATATTGAAACATATAATAACACAAATTCAAATGGGAACGCATTATTTAGGATAGTGAGCGAATGGGTAGAGCTAAAGACATCAGAGTAAAGGTTATTCCTGCAAAGATAGCAAATGACTTTGTTAGGAAACATCATTATTCAGGTATGGTTGCACCAACAAGTAAAATACACTTCGGGGCTTTCTTGGATGGCAGACTACACGGTGTCCTACAATTTGGCAATCCGATAAGTAAGAGAAGAATGCTTGGTCTTGTAAATGACACAAAATGGAACGAAATGCTTGAACTTAACAGAATGGCTTTTGATGAATACTTGCCAAAAAACTCAGAGAGCAGGTGTATATCTATTTGTATGAAACTAATAAAAAAGAATGCTGGGCATATAAAGTGGATAGTTAGTTTTGCAGATGGAACTCAATGTGGCGATGGGGTTATTTATAGGGCAAGTGGTTTTTATCTTACTCAAATAAAAGAGAATAAAAGCATCATAAAATTACCTGATGGCAAAATTATTCACCGTATGAGTTTAAATATGGGGTGTGTTCCGTTAGTGGCTAAGAAATATAATCCCAAGAATTTAACGGTGTCGAATGCGATAAAAGAACTTAATGCAGAGATTTTGGCAGGGTTTCAAATTCGATACATATACCTAATAGATAAATCATGCAAGATAACAGTACCAATATTACCATTTTCAAAGATAGACGAAATGAATGCCGGGATGTATAAAGGCGAAAAGAGATTACAAGCGGATGCTCATAAGCGAGGCTCTGGCGACCAGTTAGAGAAAGGCGGTGCGAATCCGACCCATCCGCTCCATATTTGAGGAACAAAATGGCAACAAAAAAGAAAGCTGGCAGGCCTAAAAAAGAATTTGACCTCCAACAAGTAAAATTACTCGGTCAGTTCAGAGCGACATATTCTACAATGGCTGATTGGTTCGAATGTTCAGAAGATACTATCCGTCGCAATATGCAGAATGAAAAATCGGGATTTTGCAAGGTTTATAAAAAAGCACTTGCAACTACGAAAATGAAATTGTCCGAGGCACAAATAAAATATGCGTTGAACGGAAATGCTACTTTATTGGTTTGGCTCGGTAAAAATTTACTCGACCAACACGATAAGTTAGAGGTGTCGAGTAACAAAAAACAGGTTGAAAAGATAGAATGGCTATAGGTAAATTGGAAACATTCAATTTTGAACTCGAAACATTCGACAAGGAAATCGACAACAAAATTAAGGGCAAGAAAGACAGTGAAGAAGAAATTATTTAATGAACATTAAAAACTACCTACCGCACCAAAAAGAGTTTGCAACCTCGAAAGAGAGATATACAGCTATTGTGGGTGGTTATCGTTCGGGAAAGACCAGAGCAATCATTTACAAGTACATTCATTTGTCGGTTAAACGCAAAGGCAAAGTCAAATTGCTAATAATAGCACCGACATATCGCCTACTTCGTGATGTGGATTTACCTTTATTCACTGAATATTTCGATGAAAAAGGCATAAATTACAAATTGATTAAATCAGACCTAAAAATAAAGGTCAATGATTATGTGTGTGGAGAGATAATATTCAGAAGTGGTGACAATCCTCAAAAGATAGTAGGATTTGAGGTTACTGATTTTATCATTGATGAGTTTGATATTATCAGAAAAGCAGACCAAAAAGACTTATGGGTCAAGGCACTTGCGAGGATTAGCGGTAGTAAAAACGGGACTGGTTCAATCGTAACCACACCAGAGGGCTATAAACATACCTATGAACTGTTTGTTGAAAAGAAAATCGGTAAGTTAATCAAAGCAAAGACAACCGATAATCACTATCTGCCAGAGGATTATATTCAATCATTGTTCGACAATTACGACAGCCAACTGATTGAACAATATATAAATGGTGAATTTGTCAATATAAATAACCAACCAGCCTATTATGAATTTAATCGTGAATACATAATTGACAATTATAAACCGCAAAAGAACGAAATACTCGTAGGCATTGACTTCAATGTTGACCCACTCACTGCGGTTATCAGTGAACAAATACAAGATGAACTAATAATTTTCGATGAGTTTTATCTGCGAAACTCAAACACATTTCGACTTGTCGAGGTGTTGAAAGAGAAATACCCGAACAAAACAATTACGGCGTTTCCAGATATGACTGGAAAAGCGAGAAAGACCTCTGCGAGTTTATCTGACATTCAAATTCTGCAAAAAGCGGGAATAAAAATTCAAGGGATTAGAAATCCGAGAGTAAAAAACAGAATCGCTGGTGTAAATAACGCATTCGATAAAAATAAAATAAGAATTACTAAAAATTGTAAGTATTTAATCCGAGATTTGGAACAAGTCGGAATTGACAATTACGGCGAGATTGACAAAAGCAGTCAAGATTTGTCGCACATATCAGATGCTTTTGGTTATTTAGTGTTTAGAAAATATCCACTGAAAACACCGCCAAAATGGGGAGTAAGTAGTTTTTAAATAAAATAACTTGACAGAGACAAAGCTAAAATTAGCTTTGTCCCAAGACAAAACTTGTAAAAATGTTCTTCGACCGACACAGTCGTAAAACTGCAAAAGGTATAATATATGAATGTAGTCGAACTGGAGAAATTACAAGCAAAATGGGGTGATGATCTAAATCGCCGTTTTGATGTTGCCAAAAGATTAGATTATTATCATAATAATCAAACTCACTATTTGAAGAAAGCAATAAAAAAAGCATATCCAAAAACAGCAGAAGAAATGCTCGATAAATATGAATACACATATCCGCTGACAAAAAGAATATTAGACGACATTTCTATTTTATTCCAAACTCCGCTGAAACTAACAATCGACAACGAAAACCTTGAAAAAAAATTTAATGAAATAATCAACGACACAAAATTCAATTCGATAATGGCAAAAGTTAACTTATTGGTCAACTTGACTGATAAAGTCGGAATAATTCCCGTATGGCGTGACGGTTTGGAACTCGACATTATAACTGCTGACAATTGTTTTGTCCTTCAAGACCCAGAAAATCCGACAAAGATTAAAGAATTATTCTATCAGATTGGAATTTTGGAGAACTCGCCAACAAAAGCAGAAACAGTCGCAACCTATGTTCGATGGACAAACGAAACTCAATCAATTGTCGATGTGGATGACACGGGTGGCAATATCCAAAATGAGCGTGATATTGTGCCAAATCGCTTTGGAATTATTCCAGTAGTTTGGTTTGAAAACGATATTACAACTAACACATTTTGGCATAATAAAACAAATCATATAATTGAAACCAATGAAATAGTGAATTGTGAGTTGACTAACTTTCGGTATATGATGGCATTTCAAGCATTTTCAACACTTGTTACCGTTGGAATTGATGAAACAGCGTCCATTCCGTTTGGTGCAAGCTACAATTTGAAGCTTCCATTTGACCCAGCAGAAACAAAAACTCC